ATATGGATTATAAGAAATTATTTGATACGCCTATTGTAGAAGTAGATAATGAATTATATACAGACATACATCCAAAGTATTCATATACAACTACATACGACCCATTTCAAGCTGAGTTTTGTGGCTCTTTCAAAGTAGTAGATACAATAATGAAAAATATACATAGTGACTTTGAATATCAGTTTTATATAAAACCTTATTTTAATATTAAGAAAGTTATCTTTAACAACCCAGCTACTATTGTATATTGGGAAGATGACACAAAGACAGTAGTTAAATGTGGTAAAGATGATACATATAGTGAAGAAGCTGGATTAGCTTTATGTTTTATGAAGAAAGCACTAGGTAACAAAGGAAACTATAATAACACATTTAAAAAGTACATAAAGGAGAAAGAATAATGGCAAGACCAAAGAAGTATGAAAGCAAAGCAACTACAACAACTATTAAGATAAGCAGTAGAGCAAGTGTGGGTATTCAAAAGAGAAGTGCTACAAACTATTTCACAGTAGAATATACAGAAGAAAGAACTATTCCAGAAGATGCAGATATAGAAAAAGAGCGTCAGTTATTATGGGAGACTTGTAATAATGAAGTAGATACACAGATAATAGAAATAATGGAAGCAAATAAAAAATAATTGACAAACGTGTTACATAATGATATTATAATAGTGTCTAGTGTTCGAGTTAAGGCACTTGTTTGGAGGGTATTCGTATCTTCTAAAAATAGGTTAGCTGAGTTGTTGCGGAACTTAGCAATAAGAACCTCATAACGAAGCTAACCAATAGCTTATATGATTGATACCGCAACTATCTTTCGTATAAGCTATTTTAATTTATAAGGAGAATAAAATGGATTCAGATAATTATGTAGTAATACACGGATGGATGTGTAATGAATTAAATTTAAAGGGAAATGATTTATTAGTATATGCATATATTTTTAGTTATAGCAGAGATGGGCAAAATAAATGTTATAGTAATCTTGATACAATAGCTAAAACATTTAATATATCTAAACCGACTGTGATTAAATCAATAAAAAATCTTGTAGACAGTGGATATATAATTAAGCATATACATAAAGATATAACTAAAACGAATAGTTATGAACATAATGTTGACGTAGTAAAGAATCTTTACTCACGTAGTAAAGAATCTTTACCACAGCGTAGTAAAGAATCTTTACTCAATAATAATATACTAATATCTAAAGATATTAGTAATAATAAAAATGATATAGATAATAAAGAGATAGAGTGGTTTTTGAAAAATTATCACAATATATGTGTTAGTTTACCTAAAGTAATAAAATTATCAGATAAACGCAAAAAAGCAATTTTGAAGATACTGAATACTTTTAGTAAGGATAATATCTTAGAGTGTTTTGAGAAGATAGAACAAAGTGATTTTCTAAAAGGTATAAATGAAAGAGGCTGGAAAGCTGATATAGACTTCATACTTAGGGAAGATAAATTTATAAGTATTTTAGAGGGTAAGTATGGAGGCAGAAAGAAAACTAGAAATACAGCTAACAGCATAGAGCATTTATATGAAGGATTAAATGAACGAGCAGATAAGAAAGGAGGTAACAATGGAACAGCGAAATTCTGAGTGCTGGTATTTAGATACTTGCGAAGATGATTGCAATAAGTGTGCAGTATTCTTTCAGATGAAATATCAAATGGAGAATAGTGGTTTACCTAAAGCAAAGCAAAGCCCAATAACTTTATATCTTACTGATGATAACAGTGGAGATAAAAAAGCATTTTATAGATTAGCTGAGATTAGAAAAGATATAGTTGATTTTGTAGAGCAAGGCAAGAATCTGTATATATGCAGTTCGTGGACTGGTAATGGTAAAACAAGCTGGGCAATTAAAATGTTACATACATACTTTCACCACACAGCAGTTGGAAACTATGACAATCTTAAAGGTATGTTTGTATCAACCACAGAGCTATTATTACAGCTAAAAGATTTTAATAACCCATTGTCTAAAGCATACATTGAAAAATTAAAGAATGTAGACTTAGTAATATGGGACGATATAGCAGTTAGTGGTATGTCGCAGTATGATTTTACTCAATTATATACTATAATAGATAAGCGAATACTTGCTGAAAAATCTAACATATTTACATCTAATCAGCCAACAGTAGAAGGATTTGCAGAAGTTATGGGCAACAGATTAGCAAGTAGAATCTATTATACAAGCGAGATTATAGAACTAAAGGGAAAGGATATGAGATAGATGGTAGCATTACAGATTTTATCACAAGTATTACAGACTAAAGATATATCTATCATAGAATCAAATCAACTCACAGCAGACTATTTTCCGGACTATCAAGATGAGTATGAATATATAGTTAATCATTATAAAGAATATGGTAATGTTCCTGACAAAGCTACATTCTTATCTGACTTTCAAGACTTTCAAATTATAGAGGTAAATGAAAGTGAATCTTATTTAGTTGATAAGATACGAGAAGAGTATCTATACTATAAATCAGTGCCAGTTGTTCAGAAAGTAGCAGAGCTTTTAAGAACAGATAGTAACGCCGCCACGGAATATATGATAAATGCTATGAAAGATTTACAGCCTAATTATAAGTTAGGTGGAGTAGATATTATTCAGCAAGCTATGAATAGATATGAAGCATTTATAGATAGACGAGATAATCAAGATAACTGGTTTTTTACAACTGGCTTTCCGGAGCTTGATGATGTAATACATGGCATAAATAGAGCGGAAGAGTTGTTTGTAATCTTTGCAAGATTGAATCAAGGTAAATCTTGGGTACTTGAAAAGATATGTACTCACATATGGGAGATAGGTTTTAATGTTGGCTATATAAGTCCCGAAATGGGAGAGCTGAGTATAGGTTATAGATTTGATACACTACATAAAAACTTTAGTAATAATGGGCTTATGTGGGGAAAGAAAGATTTTGATGATAAGAGTTATGAGAAATATATAAAAGAGCTAGAGAATAAAACTAATAAATTTATGGTAGCTACACCGTTAGATTTTGATAATAAGATAACAGTAACAAAGCTAAAGCATTTCATAAAGCAATATAAACTAGATATATTAGCAATAGATGGTATAACATATCTTAGTGATGAAAGAGGTAAACGAAATGATAATAAAACAATTTCTCTTACCAACATAAGTGAAGATTTAAAGACACTAGGTATGGAACTTAAAGTACCAATCTTAGTAGTAGTGCAAGCTAATAGAAGCGGAGTAGTAGATAAAGATAGTGATGATTTACCGGAGCTTGAATCAATTAGAGATAGTGATGGTATAGGTCATAATGCAACAATAGTATTAGCAGTAAAGCAAGGACCTGATGGTGTTATAACTTTGCAAGTAAAGAAGCAGAGAAATGGTAGAGTTGGTGACAAGATAAGTTATAACTGGAATCCAGACATAGGAGAGTTCATAAGTGAGAATGGCTCTATTGGCACTGATAGACCAAGAAAGAAGATAGTAGAGAAGGAGGACGTGTTCTAATGTATGATACAGAAACACCTAGAGAAGTCAACACTTTTGAGGATAATGATGGTTTTGTAGAGGGTTATGGAGATATTATTAGAGTTATTCACGAGTGTCCTACTTGCGGAGCTAAGTTGATAGAAGCACAAGATAGATGTCATAAGTGTGAACAGAGATTAAAATGGTTTTAGAGGGGGTATCAGAATGACAAGAGAAGAAGCAATAGAAAACTTGAAAGAATTATTGGAATGTAGTTATGTTGACAGTTTTGAGGATGTGGAAAACGAAGCTCTTAGAATAGCAATCAAGGCATTAGAACAACAGTCAAGTGAAGATTGTATCAGCAGAGAAGCGGTTTTTAAAATATTTGATGAGGCTTGTTATATAGACGGCGATTGGTATGTAATGAGAGAGAAGATAGAAAAGTTATCATCCGTTACACTGACAAGACCTAAAGGAAAGTGGAAAATATTAGATGAATGTGCTAACGAGGGTGTTTATTGTTCAGAGTGTCATAAGAAGATATTTAAGTTAGAGTTTAGCAATACTATGAAGTGGCGAAACTTTAAATATTGCCCTAATTGCGGAGCAGATATGAGAGGTGATAGCGAATGACAGACGAAGAAGCTGACTACTGCTATGAGTGTGGAGGATATGGTGATGATTACTATACGGATGAGAATGGTGATTTGGTTTGTAGGTGTCCTGAATGTCCATTTAATCCATTTAAAGAGGAGGATGAAGAATGAAACTGATAATTGATATACACGAAAAGGATTATCAATCAATAAAAAATGGGCATATTCCATTTAGTGTACTCGATGCAATTATGAAAGGCACACCACTAAAAGAATGGCTGTCATCATTCAACACGGATTCAGCAACGGAGTGTTTCACAGCGGTTCAGAGATTAAAGGAGAGTTTAAATGCAAGTAGTAATTGATATAGATGAAAAGACATATGACGACTTCATATATTATTGGGTAAAGGATTCTGATATACTTCGTGCTGTTCGTAATGGTACGCAGCTTCCTAAAGGTCACGGAAGATTGATAGATGAAAATGATTTAAAAACTTTGTTTGAATTGGATGATAGATTGTGGTGGGGTAATGCAGTTAATGAGTTTAAAGATTTACCAACTATTATAGAAGCAGATAAGGGGGAGTGAGTAAGTGAAATTTAATAAAAGAAAGTGCTATGATTGTATGTATCACGCAGAACATTCTTGTGGAACAACAGTTGAAGTAGATAATAGACACGTAAATGTATTATGTAATTATGCGTGTGCAACTGGAGAAACTTGCTTAACACAAGGTGAAAATCATACTATAATAGATAGACGAGGTGATGAGTATGATAATTGCAAGTTATTCAAGCGTGGTGTAGCTCTAACAGTAAAATCAAAAATGTAGGAGGCATATATGAAAGTAGAAGATGGTAAGATAGTAGAAGCCACAGAAGATGAATTATATAAACATTGGCTAGATAATTGGGATAGCTTATATTCATTTGATGAATATTTAAGAAGAATGAAAGAAAAAGGGGTAAAGATAATTGATAGTTAATGGTATAATGATAAATGCAAGCTGTGAAGATATAGTATATGAGCTACAAAGACAGCTACAGATAAATCAAATACCATATCTTCACAAGATACAAGATAGTGGTAGAAACTTAATGATTACTTGCCCATATCACGGAAATGGGCAGGAGCGTAGACCGTCAGCAGGAATATTAAAGAGTGATGGCACTTTTCATTGTTTTGCTTGTAACGAAGTACACACGCTACCGGAAGTAATATCATACTGTTTTGGTAAAGATGATATGTTTGGCAAGTGGGGTATGAGGTGGATAGTTAAGAACTTTGCAACAGTAGAGGTGGAGGATAGAAAAGATGTTGAAATTGATATGGCACGTAATAACATTACCAATAAGAATAATATTTTGGACAGCAGTAGTGATAATAAATCTAACTATGTGAGTGAAGAAGAATTAGATAGTTATAGATATTATCACGATTATTGGACTGTACGAGGTATTACAGCAGATTGGTTAATAGAACTATTTGATTTAGGATATGATAAGAAAACTAACTGTATAACATTCCCAGTTAGAGATATATATGGAAACTGTTTATTTGTAGCAAGAAGAAATGTAAAGACAAAGTGGTTTAACTACCCTAAAGATGTAGACAAGCCTTTATATGGATTATATGAGTTAAATAAGTTGTGTACTACACAATATACTACTGAATTTGTGTTTGATGATAATACTATTACTTTTCCAAAAGGAGTATTGTATCAGTATCCAGAGCAGATATATATTACAGAATCTATGATAGATTGTTTAAGATTATGGCAGAATGGTAAATTTGCAGTAGCCTTAAACGGATTAGGAAGTAAAGAACAATTTATAGAATTACAGCGATTGTCTTGTAGACATTTAATACTTGCTACAGATAGTGATGAAGCAGGAATGACAGCAAGAGAGAGAATAAGAAAGAACGTGAAGCGTAAACTAATAACAGAAGTGATACTACCTGATGGTAGAAAAGATATTGGAGAATGTACAGATGAAGAAATACAAAACTTGAAGGAGGTGTTCTAATGTTTGGTGACGAGGGTACTTATTATATGACCGATTCTGATGTTGAAAATATTGTAAATCAAATGCTAGTTAAATATGGTTTGATAGAACCAAAACAAATAGTTAGTAAAAATAATAAAAAACAAGTTAAGACGTGGGAAGAAATTAGAGATTATTTAGATATGAAGAATAGTGAGGAGCTTTAAATGATAGACGAAAATGTATGTAATATGCCTGAATTAGCAACTATTGAAATTCATAAACATAATGATAGATATTATTTAAACTTTATTGCTTATGAGGAAATTGCAGAAGAGTTAAGTGTTGAGCAAGGATTGTGGACTGATACCAAAGCAGTATCAGATAAAATAATAGCTGAGATAATAAATGCAATATGTAAAACTGATTATGAAGAACGAGAATCAATAATTGGAAGCAATACAAAAATTAAATTATCTGAGAGAAAAGAGGACTAGAAATGAAATATATTATTATGTGTGGCGGACAATACAAGAAATGGGAGACACCTAGACAGCTAACTAAAATAAATGGAGAATCTATAGTAGAAAGAACAATAAGACTATTGAGAGAAAATGGTGTAGATAATATAGCTATAAGCACTAATAATAAAGCGTTTGAAGGAATAGCACCTATACTAGCACACACTAATAAGTATGTAGCTAATGGTTATGATAATTGTGAAGGGCATTGGAATGAAGCGTTTTATCCTACAGAAGAACCAGCTTGTTATATATTCGGAGATGTAGTGTTTTCAGAAACAGCTATACAGATTATAGTAAACACATCTACTAAAGATATAGAGTTTTTTGCCAGCGCACCACCATTTTCTAAAGAATATACAAAGCCGTGGGCTGAGCCGTTTGCATTAAAAGTGCAAAATCAAAGACATTTAAGACAAGCTATATCATTATGTAATTTATATGAGCAACAAGGTTTATTTAATAGAAAGCCTATAATGTGGGAATTATGGCAAGTAATAAAGCATACGCCATTAAATATTATAGATTATAATAACTACACAGTAATAAATGACGCAACTTGTGATATAGATAACCCAGGAGATATAAAGTTAATGGAGGGTAAGTTTAAGTAATGAAATATATGATACATACTTGTGAAGCAAGATTGTGGTATGTAGAAGAATATCTTATACCAAGTATGTTAAAACAAGGAATAAAAGAAGATGATATTTATAATTATATAGATACAAAGCACGAGGGCAATCTAGTGTCGTTTGTAGTGTCTTGCCACAAATCATATGAAATGTGGGGAGAACAAAATGTGTGGCATTTACAAGATGATGTATTATTAGCAAGTTATTTTAAAGAAAAGACAGAAGAGTTAGAGTCTGTAGATGGAATGATTTGTGGGTTTACTTGTGAATATGACGAGAATAGAAAGTCTGGAGAAGGAACTGTAATTGATGATATGTGGTTTAGTTTTCCTTGTATCAGAATACCAAATAAGATAGCTAAAGAGTTTGCAAACTGGTGTGACATATATGTATGGAGAGACCCACAATATGGATTTTGGGTAAGACAAAAGAAAGGTGACGATTTAATATTCAGAATATATGTAGAGAGTTACCACACACACGATAAGATATTAAATGTAGCACCTAATTTAGTAGAACACATAGATTATTTGATAGGTGGCACAGTAGTAAATAAGCAACGGAATAAGCCTAATGTGCGAAGTATGTATTGGGAAGAAGATTATCTAGTAAATGAATTAAAAGAGGAGCTGAGTAAATGATATTTATAGTAGGTGATTGGACAGATGATTCAACTAAAGAGAGATTCATTTTAGCAGAAGAGCAATTAAAAGCAACAGAGAAATATCATAATATATACCATGATGCAGATATAATAAATAGTTATTTAGTATTAGAGACTATGCCATTTTTAGATTATAAAACTCAAGTAGATTTAATGCTATTTTTACTATCAAAGTGTGACATTGTATATATGCTAAAAGGCTGGGAAAGTAATAATGATGTAAGACTGCTACACGATTATGCAGACAATAACGGTTACAAAGTTATTTATTCTAAAAAATTTTAGTTGACACTCCATATATATCGTGATATAATGATTATGTTGAAACAAATCAACAACTATAAAAACTATAAAAAGGAGAACAACTATGAAAAAGAATGAATTTTACAGACACAAGTGGAACAAGTATGTAGCAAAGATAACAGATGTAAAGCGAGACAGAGTAGAGCTAAAGACTGTCAACTCTGGAGTAACAGAAACTATTAGCAAAGAAAACTTTGATTTGAATTATGTACCTTGTGTAACTATACACGAATGGAGAAACACTATATCAGATGTATTTTCATTTGGTGACGTATTGCTTATGGGTGATACAGTAAGAGTTAAGGTAGATGATACAATAGTAGACTTTAGCATAGATAGTAGTAATCAATTTACAGTATGCTTTACAGATGATGTTAAGGAAGCAATAGAAGCAGACAGTAACATAATGAGATTCTTATTAGAGGATGCAGATGAAGTAATAGATATGTTTGCAGACCTCTTTACAGAATAAAGCCATAAACTATAAAACGATTGAAAGGAGAAAAAAACTATGGCAAGATTTAACTTTGAAGATGCAGACAAGTACGGAGGACAGGGTGGTTCTGGATATTTCTCACTGAAAGATGATAGAGACACCGCAGTTGTGAGATTTCTTTATAACTCACCTGATGATGTTGAGGGATATGCAGTTCACGAAGTAGAGATTGATGGAAGAAAGAGATATGTAAACTGTCTTAGAGAATACAATCAGCCTATTGATGATTGCCCATTTTGCAAAGCTAGAAAGTATCAGACAGCAAAGCTCTTTATACCTCTGTATAATGAAGATGCAAAAAAGGTGCAAGTTTGGGAAAGAGGTAAGAAGTTCTTTGGTAAACTTTCATCAGTGCTTTCAAGATGTGATGCAGACCCTATATGTTCTCAGACATTTGAGATTGAAAGAAATGGAAAAAAGGGTGATACTCAGACTACATATGAGATTTATCAGACTAGAGATAAGGCAGACGATATGACACTTGAAGATTTTGATACGCCTGAGATTCTAGGAAGACTTATTCTTGATAAGTCAGCAGATGATATGGAGTTCTATCTTGAGAATGAATACT